CCGATGGGAGACTTCGGTCTCTCGTTGCTAGCTGATCTCCCTCTCTAGGGCTTCGTTGGCTCGTCGGCTCCCTTGTGGAGTCGGCGGGCTTTTTTTGCCTAGGGTCAGGCGTGCATGCGTGCGTGCGTGCGTGCGTGCGTGCGTGCGTGCGTGCGGTGCTTAGGTGCTATGGTGCTCTCTAACACTATCATACAAAGGCAAGAAGCAATTTCCGTATTCCATAAGGTAGTCACAAAGTTCAACCTAATGGAGATACATACTATGTCGAAAACATCAGACACACCAATTAGCGACGCAACGCTTCACCTCAGGATCATGATCCGATGCAAGCTCAAGCCGAAAGGCAAAGAACACACCTCAATGATGCGGACATTCCATAAGGCATTCACGCCTTACCAACGCAAACAGGCGAAAGCCCAGCTTCGTCGCAGAATGACCAACTTCCTCGATACCGTTTAGCCTACTAGGATTGTCCCGCTTCGGCGGGCTTTCCTTTTGACAAGGGTCTTGACATACCTCTACTTCCACACATATTGTGTCCCTGAAGACCCTAGGGAAAGGGCTAGCTCCGTCGACCCTCGACCCTTGTCCCTCGCTCGACGCCCGATGGTCAACGGTGAACGGCTCGCCTACGGTGATGCCTAGGCATGAGCCTAGCGGAGTCTAGCACGACCCCCACCCCCGACGCGGTAGCACTATCACTAACAATCGTACTAGACTACCAATCACAAGAAATAAGGAATCCCTTGCCCTTCGTTTATTTCTGGGACCACAACCGGTAGTAAGGGGGGTACCTTATAGGTATGGTTATTGGGAATAGGGAACCCATATCGCCAAAATATGACTGTAAAAAAATCGGTAAAACGCCTTCGGGAGGACATCCACAAGTTCATAGCGGACGAAGACTTCGAAAACGCTATGCACGCGCTGCGTGACGGCTTGCAGGCGACTTCAGTAGTTCGGAAAAGCCGCGCAGACGGCCAAAGAGGGGTGGAATATACCGAAAAAGCCGACCACACCACCCGATTACACTCCGCGCGACTATTACTAGAGTACGGATTTGGCAAACCGGCCACCCGACACGACATTTCCATCAACGACGAGACCCAAAAGGCCGCATCACCGGCCGAAATCATGGCTAGATTGCGAAATTCAGGCGCGCAGCTCACCGAAATTCTGGATGTTTACACAGAATCGGTAAAAGAGGCTGAAGTAGTGCCCGCGTTAGCGCTTGAAACCGAATAATCAGGAAAAACACCTATGAAAAGCAGATACGACGACTTATTTAATCGACAACGGGAAGAGCGGAATGCCGCCATGAGCAATCGGCAGGGGGCTGGCTCTATACGGGATGAAAACCGCCCGTGGTACAACACCCGGAAAAAACGGGAGGACGATAAAAAGGCTCTGGGCGCCAGTTCCCCGGCAGGGGAGGACACAAGTCATTTTTACCACCCCCAGGCGGCCAAAGACGCAGGACTACCTCCCCAGATCGATACCGGAGCGGACCGTCAATTTCCAAGAGCACCCGTAGACCCCCGCGTGGCGCCACCAAAGTCTCACCCATCCCCGCAGCTCGGCGACAATCCTCGGCTGTCAAAAACGACAGCAGCCCAGCGGAATGACGCCATCCGAAATAACGGTAATCCGAGGGTAGACATGATCCCCGGCGGCGATCCCCTACTACAGCAGAAAAACCGGGAAGCCCAGCGTTGGCCCGGCGGACGTCCCGACAACCAAAAGACAAATCAGCAGTTAATAGATCAAAAGGAGGAACCCAAATGGGACTTCAGCGGTCAAGTTGGCCACCGCCCCCAACTGGACCCATATAGCAACAGAGGCCGCAGTATTCGAGGTGCCCGAGCGGGATTTGTACCTGTATACGGGGAAAACGGGATCGTAGGCTGGAAAACGAGGGATCAAGTAAAGAACGAAGTCGAACAGTGGAAAACTCCTGACAATGCACAAGGCGCCGCCTACGCCCCCGGGGCCAACATTCATCAGGATCGCCACTTCGCCAGAGCGCAGGGCTTGGCCAACAGCGGTGTAAACATGATCCCCGGCGGAAGAGCTCAACTTGAGCGCGAGGCTTATCTAAACGCCAAAAGGGACCAGCGAAACGGCGTAGTAATACCACAGCAAGACCTGGCTAACAAGCACGGGCCTTACGGCGGTGGCGCCCGCCCTCTGGATAATCCTTTCGAGAGCCCTCCCGCTAGGCCCAATGCCGGCACCAGCAGTACCAGTACCAGTACCGGCACCCCCCAGCGCGAGCTTGATGATTATGAATTCGACCGTTTACCCGATCACGAGCTTGCCGCAGCTGATGTAGCGGCGGGACCACAAGCACCAGCACCAGCACCAGCACCAGCACCAGCACCAGCACCAGCACCAGCACCAGCACCAGCTCCCCGCGCCCAGCCAGCTCCCCGCGCCACACCCGCGGATTACGGCCCCGAAGCACGAAATGCCCTACCCACGCCTAGGTCTGGTAAAGAGTTCCAAGCTCAGCGTCGCGAACAGAGTCAAATGCGTGCTTTGGAAAGAGCTGACGCATCACGCGACATGGGTAACATAATAGGGCGCATGAACGAAAACGACGCAGCTCGCAACCAACTTTACGATTACAGCGATCTTTACGGCAATAACGATCAAGGAAGCCGGGGGAGAAACTATGTACCTAACCAAACAGGGCGAGACCCCCGCGAAGATTACTTCCTAGGCGATCCCGTAGGGGGAGTACCTGATCCCGGAGCGCAGCCGGACACATCTCGACGAGGTGAAGTCGATCAGATGTTCAGAGACGAGGCCTCCCAGATGTACGGAACCGACCAATGGGGCGGCGACCTAGGCCCCATCTCGGATGACCCCGGAAGTAGAAGAAATCAGGATTATCCTTTAGAGAACGAGGGCTATGAGATTGACGAAGGAGCCTACGACGACGAAGACATCACGGATCCAGACTATGACGACGGATACGGCGAGCAGGTCGGCCCCGCATTCGGCGAGGGGGAGGAAGAGTGGTACAGGCGCAGGCGAGCAGAGAATATGCACCGTCAGCAAGCATGGGGACAATAGTGTGAAAAACACCCCTGAAGCCATGAGTCTCCAGGAGTTTCGCCGGAGACAAGCTGAAAAAGAGGCAGATCGTCGCAGAAACGCTATGCATAAGCTAAGAGTAGCTCTGAATCAGGAAGCAAATCGGTTTAGAGCCGGTCTGGCGAACTTGGACGTCGGCAGCGGCACCGAGGCTCATCAGCGCATGATGCGAGACAATCCCGATTTGAAGAGGTTCCACCCGGACTACGGTGGGGTACCTGGAAAAGGGGTTCCGAAGAAACAGTGGTACGGAACTGGAAACCACCCACTAAAGCGATGACATTCGAATATGAACAAGAGAGTCCGGCCGAACAGTTCGCAAATGAGCTGATGTCGATATTCATTCGCTGGTACGAGGAATCGGACTTAGATGACGACGAGATGGCCGAGGCCGCGGGTCAGGTAATCGACCAATTTTGTGGAACCGGGGTAGACTTCGAATCCGAGATCCCCTTCGACGACGACGAGTAATGTGGGATCTAGCTACAATCAAGAAGATGAACACGCCTGCGGAGATCCGTAGGCGGGCGGCGTACGCTCGTAAGCTAAATAGAGTCAGTACAAAAACAAAAACCAAGGAGGAATAGACATGCCAGGATTCGGAAGAGCTTACGGAAAAAAGAAAACGGTTAAGAAAAAGAAAACGACCAAGCGACGCAAGCGATGAACCCATTCATGGAAGAAGAGCTTCGCAAATCGGGTAAGCACCCGGGACGCATTACCAGTTCTAGTGGTAGCGGCAACCAATACTTGCAGCCGTATAAACAATACATGGATACTGGGGTAAACAACCCCAACCCGCGAGTATCGGAGCACTACCGCCCAATGTCCGAGGCTGAATTCAAGCAGAACCAGCAGCGCATGATAAAGCAGTTCGTGGAAGGCCCCGTGCGCCCGCATGTACAAAATCTAATCGCGAAGGGAAAAGTCCCATTCTCGTCGAATGCTTACGGGCCCGGCCCACGAGGGGTAGAGTATAGAACACCCACGCCCGGAGGCAAATTGGGACCAAAGCAATTTCTAGCCACACCTCCCCCTTCCAACTTGAAAGCACCGCCTCCCCCTCCACTTAAGCCCGGAATGGTTACCGGGATACCTAACGTAAACGTAAAACGGGCTCCTGGGGGGCACCCACCGGCTAAGCCACCCTCCATCCCCCCGGCTTTGTTGAAGGAGCTCAGGGACAACTTGCCAAATAAGGGTGTTAAAAAACCCTCTGGGGGAAGTCGACTTCCAAGCTCCAGCGGCCTCAAAACGATGCCTGCGTACAGGGGCTTCGGAGGATGGACGGCCATGTTTATGGAAGGCCCGGAAATGCAAAAGGCAAAGACCGATCCGTACTACGGGATGTCCGACAAAGATAGAAAGCGCCTAGAATGGGCATTGATTCACGGCACATGACCGAACAAGACGAGCAATTGGCTGACTTGATCCGGATCGACCCCGAGGTCTGGTTCGGAACATTTGCAATGATCAAGGACAAGCGAGGCAAGAACATCAAGCCCGAGCCCAACGTTTTGCAGAGAAAGATGTTCGCGCACTACCGAAAGTGCCAATTGGAGCAGAAACCGTGTAAAATGATCATTTTGAAGCCCCGCCAGAAGGGTGCTTCCACGTGCGCGCAGGCGTTGACTTATCACCACATGCGAAAACATGAGAACCTGAACGGCTCGTTAATGGGTGATATTGCAGGCACGAGCGACAAGGTATTCGAAATATACCGTCGATACGCGGAAAACGACTATTTCCCATGGGACGAGACCGGAATAAACTTGGAAGACGGTGGAAATCTGGCGGATTTGATCAAATTGTCCAGTAAGAGCGCCTACGGCAAGGAGACCGCAGGATCGAAGAATGCCGGAAGATCCGGCACGATTCAGGTTGGCAACATGACGGAGGTGGCTTTTTGGCCTTTAGGCGGTGAAAGAGACCCCGCATTGGGTTATTTGCAGAGTTTGTACGACGGTGACAACGTTTCTTTGGTAGTAGCGGACAGCACCCCGAACGGCCCTGCCGGTTGGTTTTACCGAACCTGGGTGCAGGACAACGAATGGGCGAAGATATTCGCGGCGTGGTTCGAGTTCGGGGACTCTAAAATACCTTTCAAATCCGAAGACGAGCTCCGAGAATTCAAGGATACCATGACCGACGACGAGAAGTCGGAATTGGAGCGATTCGACGTGACTTACGAGAATCTGCAATGGCGTCGGAGAGTGCTACAGGACAAATGTAACGGCGACGTAAGCAAATTTCGGCAGGAATATCCGAGCGACCCCGAGGAATGTTTCCTCATGTCGAGTCGCCCGAGGTTCCATATAGAGTGTTTGAACGACATGGCCAAGCACTCCAAGTCCCAGGACTACCAAGTTGGCATAATGTCAGTGCAGGGGGGCAAAGGATCTTTTAAAAAGGACTTCGGTGGAAATTGGCGGGTGTACGACGAGCCGGAACACGACTCGAAGTACCTAGTGTCGGTGGACACATGTACCGGCGAGGATCAACAGATGCAGGGTTTGGCCGCAGATCCGGATTTTCACAGTGTGCAGGTATGGCGAGCCCCCTTCGAGGACTGGCACGGGGACTGGCATGTCGCCAGATTGGTAGCCGTGCACCACTCCCGTCTTGATATCGGGGTTCTCGCGCAGGAGGTTGAGGGTGCCGCCCGTTGGTACGGGGGCGCATTCGTCATCCCCGAGGTGAACAACAGTGGATTAGCCTTGTTGAAGTATTTATTGGAGATGGGCTTGAGCGTATACCGCCGGAGAAAGGTCAACGACTCCAGCGGAATGGTCGAAAAGAGTTTCGGATGGTCTACGGACAAGATCACCCGCAAGACGGTAATCGACCACATGGCGGCTGAATTGATGGAAGGAAATTTTGATATACCCGACAAGGATATCTTGCATGAGATGAAGGTGTTCGTGGTAAATGACCGGGGGAAGCCCGAGGCTGCTCCCGGTCACCACGACGATCACGTACTCGCCGCCGCCATTGCACTATACAATTTGGATTTAGCTTCTACATACAGGCTACCCAAGAAAAAGAAGATCACCACACGCATGCTCCGAAAGAACCCCGCCCTTATGTGCCCGGACGGATTCATGCGATTACCAATGGCCCAGATGAGGGCGCACAAGCGGTTGTAGCCGCAACTAACTATAACTAAGGTATTGACATGGCAATGCAACAAGTAAACGGAAAATGGTACGATGAGGACATGTCCCCCGAGGACATTATGCAAGCGGAGCGCATCAACGCCAATCGTCAGGGCTACACGCACGGTGAAAAGACACGCGGCGAGCAATTTAATGAGGACTGGATAGACCCGTGGTCAAAAATCGACGATGACGACAGCTGGCTGGAGAGGATTGGGAAAACGGCAGCCGACTGGACTATAGCTTCCCCCATGAAGCTCGGCACTGCTATAGGCGACCAGATCGAGGATTGGACGGGGAACAAAGACGGGAAGGAGAAAGAGTGGCGCGTCAATCCCCTTGATTTCTCGGAGGGCGGCGGCGAAGATTTCTGGAATGCTTTGTTCTCCATCCCGGCATTCAAGGCCGGCAAGGTCGCGCTAGGAGGCATACCCAATTTAATGAAAGCCTATAAGACTGGCGGAAAACCCGCGCTTGACCGCTACATGAAAGAAGTGGCTGGGGGCTTCGGGATGAACGCCCCAACAAGCTCAGCAATTACTTCGGGACGGCAAATTAAAAACAAGCTTGGATTGTACCCCGGCGATATCGGTTGGAAGGCGAGGACTATGGGCGCCGCCTATCCCGCAAGTATGGTCGGCGTCGGCATGGCGGGCGGGCCCATGGACAATCCCTTCGATGACGGGAAGAAACCGGAGAACGCCACGGTCGTAGACGCCGGCCAAACACCCCCCGGCCAAACACCC